AAACGCAATTGAAGAACGCGAGGCATCGTCTTAACGAGGCACCGAGGCGTCGCATTCTTCAGATGGTTCAACCCTTAAGTTAGCGCTTATGGGATCTCTCCCCGCCAGGTCTCTTACCTTTCAGATTCGTAGGCTGTGAAGACAGTGACCTCCGTCTGGCCGGTTCGGATTCGTACCTCGCAGAGGTCTTTCCTCGTTACCAGTACCGTCACAATGACGGTTAAACAGATGACGATCAGAGCGATTAACATCGCTTTTTGCTGCTTCATAGCCTGCTTCTCCTTGACCTTTTGGTCGGTAAGAGGCTAATCTACGTATGCTAAGCATAGATATGGCCTCAGATTAATGTTAAGCGTCTTGCAGGACGCGTAATGTTATCTGGGGCTTTCTTCTGTCTGCTTTTCGGGTAATGCCTGAAGCAGATAGCCTCAAGCACCCGCAGCGATTGTATCAATGTCTGGCTTTTTTTCTATATAAATCACCTGGAATGGTGAATATCCACATCAGAAGAAACGTTGCAGCAAACATGATCCCTAATGGCCAGACCGCGCCAAAGAAAATCCATACTAAGATTTCCTCTGCTCGTTCTTTGCGGTCGATATCGACAAGCATTTTTCGGCTGATCATGTATACACAGAAGCCAATGCAAACATATCCTGTAAAAGCGATCGCTAACTGTAAAAAATCAGATTGCATCTCCGACCTCAAACTGAAAACGCCAGGTGACTCCAGATTAGAGCAATCTATCACCCTCTGAATCCTGCCGGTATACCCCATTGTTCGTTATCTTTATTTTTGGCTAAAACCGCATTAAGAGCTTCGTTTACTGTCATGCAATGCGGCAGATTATCGAAGTTTGATATCCCGCCAATATCAGGCGAACGCTTGTTCTTCAGGTAAGCATATTTCCGCGCAGCAGCCTCTACTTTCTGCTTGAACTCATGTTTTTGAGCGCGTTTTTTGGATAACCGCAGATTGTCAGCCTTTGCTTTTGCCTCAGCGATCCATGAAGTCAATTTTTTGAGTCTGGTCGTTCCGGCACCGCCGGAAACTGATCTTTTTGTTTTTTTAACTTGTGACTTCTTATTCTTTATTGCCACGTCATCCTGACAGGGGGAGGGGGTATCATTTTGACATGGGGGTGTGGATAAAAAATCAAATAAAGCCAATGTCTTAGCGAGAACAGCTTTAACCTTGGTTGCGGCTGAAGAGATCTTTAATTTGCTTTCAGTCAGCGCGTTTTTAGCTTGTTGTGCGAAGGCCAAAAAGGATGGTGTAAACCGGTACAGGTTAGCGCGGCGTTCACGGTGATCGCCGATAACAATCTCTACAGACAGGATTCCTTTGTTTACAGCTTCACGGAATACACGAACGACGGTTGATTGACTATAACCAGTTTCTGCCGCGATCAGGCGGTGAGGCTTGTGAATGAAGTATTCACTGGTTGTAGCCGCGAGATTTGCACATTGCGACAGGATATACCCGGCGCTACGGGATAGACCGGAGTGTGTTACAAAGCAGGCCAATTCATAGCCAGAAAAAGTAAAATCGCTCATCGTTATACAGCTCAGGAAAGTGACTTTAGCCAGCATTACAATGCTGGTGGTTCTTACTACGTCTGTTAGCGCGTTGCCGCGACAGGTACCAGCACACCAGCATCAAGCAATCGCTTCATCAGCCACTGCTGACCTTTGCCGGTTATACGAGTCGTGAAAGAAATCCTGCTTCCATTGCTTGTATCGATCACGGTTTCTTTGAGGGTGAAATACCCACGGGATATGTATTCTTGTTTTGGGACGTTCCTGCGCTCACCGGTTGCGATCAGAATTCCGTTATCACGCAACCAGGTGAAGAGATAGTTTTGGCCCAGGCCGAGCACTTTGGCATAGTTGCCGATTAGAACCCCGCTGGCGGTAGCAACGCGTTCGGCAAATTCGACTTTAGGGGCATCCAGAAGCATTTTTTGCTCCAGCCGTTGCTTTTGCTCTGCCAGGTCGGCAGCCAAACGGAGAGCTTCAGGGAGACTCTGCGGAATAGCAGGTTGTAATCTTCCGGCTCGATAGTCGATAAATGTCTGGTTTACCTTCAGCCGAAACGCGGGAGAAATCCAGCCTGCGTACTCCACAGCGAGCAATTCATGGGCAAAAGTGCCGCCGCCACGGCCTTCGAACGAAACTATGCAATTCTGCATAGTTTCTTTTTCCAGCTCTTCGATGAGCTGTTTGGCTGACAGCGTTCTTAGCCATTGAGCTGGCGCTTTATGGGCACCGAGTCCGCTCGCTCTGTGTAGAGCATTAAGGTTGTAACGGCCAGCGCGGTCGGTCGTAATTTCAACACCACAAATAACAGGCAGAGTGGTTGAAGGATCGACATTTTGATGAAGGTTTGATATATTCATATCCGCATTGAATGTTTGTTGCATTTTTTCTCCAAATTTGCATCAACCTTCAATCACCAGCTCGAAATGGTGATTCTTTGCACTTAGAAAACGAAATTTATTAGAGCAAATTTTTCCAGTCCGATCCAGATCGGGTTGGTCGATCTGCTCAGAAACCTGCCAGTTTGCTGGCAGGTTTTTTCTTTTGTTAACCTATTGCTACTGGTTTTAACAAACCAGCATCAAGTAGCTTGCGAGTTAACCACTGCTGGCCTTTACCCGTTAATTGGGGCGTCAGCCGTATCTGGTAGCCATTTTCATCATCCAGCACCACTTCTTTCACCGTGAAATACCCGGCGTTAATGTACTGCTGGCGCGGTACGTTTTTGCGCGCACCAAAAGCCATGAGAATGCCGTTCTGGCGCAACCATGAGAAAAGGGCGTTTTGCTTAAGCCCAACGACCTTTGCAAAGTTCCCGATCAGGATTCCATTAGCCACTGATACCCGGTCGGCAAAATCGACTTTAGGGGCAGCGGCCACCAGCTGTTGTTCCAACTGCATTTTCTGTTCTGCCAACTCGGCGGCCAGGCGTAGAGCTTCTGGTAATGTTTGGGGGATCGATGGAGTAGGGGAGTTTGCCTGCTGCAATTCTTCTAGTTTGTCGATCAGCGAACGGCGGACAGCTTTTGATTCGCGCGCGGCGACTCGCAGGGCTTGTTTATAGGTCATGGTTATGACCTCAAAAGAGCGCCCGGCCCTTGTGCCATGGGATTTTGCACTTTTTGTGTAAAATTCACCTTCAAGTTCATCGAGTATTTTTTCGATGAATTTATTGTTTCTAACCTCTGGTTCTCCACATAACTTACGTGCCTCATTGACCATCTTCAACAATGTTTGGCTGTCGATTGTGTCTCCGGTGTTGGGGATGACATTCACGGCTGGAGATGGCGTAGCTGAAGCAACAGATGCTGGTTTTTTAACATTCAAATTATTACTGGTCATTCTATGTGCCTCCTTTCTCATTTCTGCTGCCACTGTTGCGTAACGTAGACGTCCTTGTTCAATCAAATAATCCCTGATCTCGGTTATCAGTAGCCTGTTGATCACAGCCTTATCTGTTCGGGTATAAAAACGCCTGGTTATCATGAAATAGTTGGCAATTGCGCCGGGGATCTCCCGTGTCGGCATACAGGTTGTATGCAAAGCGATCGCTTCGGCTATTTCATTCCGGGTGATGAGAGTTTTTTTCATAAAACCCCCTGAACGTCGGCAGAGAAGGGGAGGTTCCAGTAACTAAGTGAATTGCGCGAGTTAGTTGAAAAACGGGCAGTAAAAATGCAGGGGCCATCAGGCAATTGAGAGCGTGCTTCGTCTTCAGTTGCTGCGATAACGAAGTGATAGTGGTGTTTTTTACAGGAATAGAAACGCCAGATGAATTCTTGGCGTGCGCAAGGATTGGCATTAACCATAGTTACGGCCTCACTAACAGGTTTAACAACCTGCTACCCGCTGCTAAACAGGTGGCAGGACGTGACGGGGTTAGCAGACTGGCGTTAGTGAAACCAGCAGGCCGAAGCCTCCCCATCACGCCCCACCATAATTTGGGCGTAACGCGGTTTTACGGACACAAAAATACCGCAATATCGGATATCTGCGGTTGTCCGCACTAACATTCAGGCTGCTAAACCCGGTCGCAGAATTTGCTACGACGGCGGAACTATAAGCCTGAACGATTAAAAGGTCAATATGATGCGAAAAGATAGCATTCGCGACTTAAAAATACAAATTTATTAGAGCATTATTTGTGTAACAAATGCACAAATGGATCTAATAACCTCTTTTTTTAAAGGCGAAAATATGTACCCTAAATGGGTTATAAGGCAGGTGAGGTTATAATGAGAAAACTATTACTACCGTTATTATTTATGGCTGGGACTGTTAATGCAGCATCAAGCGTAAAGGAGATTTGTACCGATTATACGAAATACCTTGGGCAAGTTTACGCCTTTGCGATCAATGACTATTAATCCATGCGTAGGAGTGGATTTATGCTGATTCGTTTGTTTTTAGTGCTTTCCTTTTTAACATTTAATGTTTTTGCTGATGAAGTTGACTTTTCGAAGGTAGATTGCAATTCAGTGGAAACAAGAAAAGCTCTTATTGAAGAATATAACGAAATATTATCGTCATATGGAATAACAGTGGTTGATTCTTATAATCAAAAAACTATTCAGAAAGGAATAAGTAAACTGGTCTGTTATGGGGTTTACAAATATTCAGATGGCTCTTCGGAGTATGTTATTTATAAAGCATACCCAAATAGTCTTGGTGAATTAATTAGTGAGTTTAAACCGATTAATGAGTGAATGGAAAATGAAATTATTTAATGTAATAACATTTTGTTGTGCTATTTTTGCTGGAAGCGCGATAGCTGATAATAAATTGCCAGATTGGCTTTCTACCTCAAAGAAAGATTATGATTTAGTAAGGGCATTCTATTTGTCTGGATTTGCTTCGAAAGCAATGAACAATCAATTTGGTTATCATTTGCCATCTGAGTTGGTTAATGATTTTAAAGATAATGAATTTGCTGCTCAGGAAAAATGGAACACAATTCCAATTGTGTATGGTGAAATAAAATCCATAAGAATGGTGAATAATAAACCAATTGTAGAGTTATTTACTCCAGGGGAAAATGCAACGCCACTAAATTATATCAAATTGAAAATATTGGATTCAAAGCAAGACTCTCTGTTAAAACTAAAAAAAGGGGATGATATATATGCAGTGTGCTCCGGTGCTAATTTTAGCTTAGTGCCAATTCTGAGCAACTGCACTCCAGCAACAGACGTCATTGATGCTGCACTCTCTTTTTCTGGTGAATATATGTTCCCTGCTTTTGATTCTTTTTCACCTACTAAGCAAAACGTCAAATATATATTCACAAATCAAGATCCTGTTCAGATGATGAATTTTATAGGGTACCTATCCTTAGTCGATACAACGAAGGATAAGAATAAAATGGATATGGTTCGTAAGTGTACGCCTTGGAAGCCGGAATGTTCACAACAATTCGTTGATGTAATGGAAGGATTTGATAGCATCATGTATAAATATGAGGGAGAATTTAAAAATTACATAGAATTAAAATAGTATTTGAAAGGATAGTTAATTTAAGTTTTAAAAAAACGCCCATTAAAGGGCGTTTTATTGTTTTACTCAAAACAACCTGATTATGTGATAACCATATCATATCCCTCATTCCACCTACACTGATTACCCCCCAGACAACAATATTCCTACTCAATGAACAAATGACTACTCGTAGAATCGGTTAACACACCAGATTCTACGAGGTTTCAATGACACCACGACAATTACTCGAAGACGTCAAAACCCGCTTCACACCTTTGATTGCGGATGAACCTGCCTTACTGGAATCCCTGCTAAGAAAAGCATTGGGAACCTACCAGGATAGGGCGGGACACATCAAGCGGATACGCTTCACTGATCAGACCTGTAAATCACTTGCTTGCCCTGCTGATTTTCTTGCGCTCGTATCGGTTACGGATCATACCGGCGATCTTGTCTACTCCGACGTTTACGATGGGAATATCGAGCTTGAAGATACCCATCGAGCGGTATACCCGCTGAATGTGTCATATCTGGCTAATTTACGTGATATGGATCTGGATAATGGGGAAGTGCCACCTGAAATCATTGGGTTACTTTCTGACTATCTGGAAGTGTTAATCGCGATACCTAACACAGATCGCCTGCGAAGAATATCTATCGCGGGGAAACTCGATGCCAGCAATTTATCCGACGAGAACACGCTGTATCAGCGAAAGCTGGATCTGGAAGAGAAAATGAGCGCAACAAGGGCAATTATCCCGGGAATTGTTCTTTTCTCATCCATGTTGAAGTGAGAGGGCTGATATGGGGTTTAATGTTGCTTCAGTAAAGTCTTATGTATCTTCGGCATTAACGACGACATTATTTGGCTCCGGCGTTGGTGAGCGGGAAGTCGGTAAGCTGACGTCAATCATCATGAACAAAATGTTGTTCGCGCAAGGATGGCAGTTCTCTGTCGAAGTTGATGGACTGGAGGGGGCAGACTTCTTTGCCAAAGATATTACCTACCACGATTACAGCATCGAATATGAAACGATTAAAATCGGCGGAGGGAATATCCTTCAACCAACGGAGCGTTCGCCTGGGCAGATAACAATGATGGTCAGGGATACCGTTGATGGCCTCGTTTTGGACTGGTTTAAGACGGCAAAAAGTCGGGTGATCAATCCGGACGGTACCGGGAATATACCGTCTAAATATTTGCTCAATGTGCGTATTTATCGGTTGCTGTCTTCCGGCTTAACCAAACTGGAAAATGAGATGACGGTATTCCCGGTCACTACCGGCGATGTCACCTATGCGCGAGATCAGGTTACTGAATTTAAGTCATTCCCAATGACCTTCGCATTGCACAGCACGTTTAACCAATCCTCAAGTTCTTTGGCTTCCCTTCTGGGCTTTAGCTTTTCTCTTTGAATTAAGGAGCAAGGATGCTTTTACCTCTTTTCCCGCTACCATCGCGGCCAACTGAATTGATCCAGTTCCGTCAGCCAAATATTGCTGATGCGATGCGTTTCAACTCGATAACACCGGAGGAACAAGAACAACAGACAACGGCGTATTTAAAAGCCTTGCTGGCTGAACCCGCGAAACATGATCCCCTGACATGGACGGCGCAGGACCGGATTACCGCGTTATGGTGGATATTTACCGGCTCCCGTGAAACACCGGTCGAGACATTCACCTACACCTGTAAACATTGCGGTAAAGAGCATTATTACGATTGCGATATGAATGCTCTGGCTGAAGATATCCATGTCCTGGAAGTGGAACCGTTCATTGACGATATTGAGGTGTCTGTAGAGGGAGTGCCCTATCAATGGCGTATCGTGCCGCTTGATGGTTGGGCAATGGAAATGCTGGAGATGCGCCGTGCTGCATTGCCACCTGAAGACGACGCGGAATTCAAAGAAGCGATCGTTGATTTGCGTTTTTGGGAATTCGCTTATCAGTGTGAGCTTTATAACGATGTTAGCGGTACTCGTGAAGATCAGGCTGAGCGTCGTTATGAAACGATTAAACGGATGGCCATTGATACTGAATTTATGAAGCTGGCGGCACACATCCGACTGGCTCATGAAAAGCTCGAACATGGTTTACCGTGCTACATCGATAAAGGTGAAATGCGTCTTCGTCTCCCGCCGCATAAATGCCCAAACCAGGATAAAAAGGAGTCCACAGAGGGTGCGTATACCCGTCTGTGGGTGCCCTTTCGGGCTACCGACTTCATTCCACAGGTGGGGATTGAAAAGCTATCAGACCTTAGTGTCCAACCTGGTTTTGTATGGGGGTATACCGATTCAGGACGCTGAAAGGCTCACTGAATCCTATGCGTTTTTCCTGTTGGAGAAGCTGGAAGAAAAACTTAAACCGAAACGGTAGGCGATAAGATCATGGAAAGAAAAAACGCCAACATTGACGATGTTATAAGGACAGTTGAAACCGCCAGCGCAAAAGAGCTGGAAGAGCTTGCAGGTATCCGGGAAGCTGTTGAAGATTTGAAAAGGGGACGCGTTGCAACTGTTGATCCTGTCTCTCGCAGTGTGTCGGCATTAAATCGCACAATCGAAAATTCCCGGCCTGACTTTGTGGCTAAAGCGCCATCAGTAGACCCTATTGTTGACGCAATGAAACGGCTTAATTTAGGGGATGTTTCTCGTGTAGTTCAGGAGGATGTTGCTCAACAGGAACAGCAGGCCAAATTAACTACACCAAAGAGTAAAAAACGACGCAGGAAGGCTATACCTGAGAATGTAAAGGCACAACGGACCGAAGCAGCCGAACACGCTCGCGAAATGTTCGGTCAAAAAGGCGGTGCGCAAAAAAGCCAAAACCAACGCGATGCGCGTGGTCGTTTTATTGGAAAGTCAGGGAGTAAGGCCGCAGCGGAAGATGCCCGTGCTGAACGAGCAGAAAAGGCCAGGCGAAAAGAGGATGATGAGCGTCTAAATGCTGAATCAGGTTTATTAAAAAAACTGTCAAAAGTAGCTGAAGGCATAGGAAACCCTTCAGAGACTCGTGCCGTCGATGCGTTAGGTTATGCCGTGGCTGGCCCATTGTGGGCTGCAGGGAAGGAGCTTGGCGGGATATCAAAAGAAGTTGGTGGATCGCTTAATGGTGCCAGAAAGTCTATTGCCGATGTGATTCGTGGCAATGACGATAACAGCCGTAGAAAAGGTTTTTTTAGGCGTAAATCGCAAAATAGTGCCGATGTCGTTCAGGTTAACACCCAAAAACGGACGGTTCAGGAACTTCAGGAGCAGACCAGCGAAATTAAAGAGGGCAATGACAAGATTCTCAGCGCCCTTGATCAGATAGCCAAAAACACCGGGAAAAAGAAGGGCGGCTTGCTGTCCAAACTATTTAGCCTGTTAGGGAAGGGGGCCGGTGGCGTCGCGTCATTGTTAATGGGGCGTGGCATGCTGAAAAAAGCGGGAGCACTCGCTTTTGGCGCTATGGGGGCAAAGAAACTCGTAGGAATGCTACGCGGTGGTGGCAAGAAGGCTCTCGCCCATGAAGGCGGAGATTTGGCTGCCCGTGCAGCAGGTAAACTTGGATTAAAGGCAGTTGGTAAAGGGGCGTTACGCGCAATTCCCCTAGTCGGCACAGTGGCTGGAGGTATTTATGATGCGGTAACCGGTTGGAATGATACAGAAGCGCAACGTCGAGCGTTTGGGCTTAAATCAGGACAAGATCCATCATTCCAGCAAAAAGCCGCTTATACGTTAGCCAATGTTCTTTATATGGGGGGACTGGTATCTGGTATTAGCAGTGCTATTGGTGATGTTCTCAAATCACTTGGATTTGAGGATATCGGTAATATGTTGCAATCATTTTCGACGGAAAGTATTGCCCAGGCCATTGATAGCGGGGTTACCAACTTAGAAACATATATTTCTAACCTTGGCGACACCATTTCTACCAAGTTCGATGATTACACAGCAAAGATTGGTGATGCTGTTTCAGCATGGTTTAGCGATACATCTAATAAGCTGCTTGAAAAGTTGGATGCCATCAAAGACTTCTTTACTGTCGATAACCTGAAACAGGTTTTCAGTGATGCAATTGATAGTGCAATTGATTTCATTAAGAACCCAGGGAAACACATTAAAGAGGCGGCTGGTAATATTTGGGATGGGGTTAAAAATTTACCAGGTAAAGCATTAGATGCAGCGGTTGATGCCGTTAAAAATACCCCTGCGGCAATGATTGTATCAAAAATACCCAATCCGATCGGCGAGGCTAATGCGAAAGAAATCACTCCAGAGTTAAAAGCTCCGGTTAATAGCCACCAGGGGACATCTGATTCTAAAACTGAATCCGATGCCAAACAGACGAATATTGCTGCCCGCGTGATAAATGCGGCCCTGGATATGGCGAAAGATAGCAATAAAACAGTTAAAGAAACTGCTAATCAGATTATCAATGCAAATGCCGTAGAAACGGGCAATAGCACGTTGCAGAAAATTGATAATGCTATTGGACAAAATAGCTCGTCATCATCGTCGCTTAATACCACTGGCACCAGGAATGACATTCAGAAAGCTGCGGATACCTACAACAATGGCAACTTGGATGTAAAAGTCGGAGGTCTTGGCGCTGAAGGTAAGGCAAATCTCGATAAGTTGGCTCCATATTTTGCTGAACTAGAGAATAAATATGGCCTTCCTGAAGGTACTCTTTACTCGATTGCTGCAACTGAATCAGGAGGGGATCCTAACGCAAAGTCTCCGCTGACAAGATCACCAGATGGAAAGTTAAGTGGTGGCGCACTCGGGATGTTCCAGTTCACGAGTATTGCTCGTAAAGAGACAGGGATATCGGAACAGGATGCATTTGATCCTGTGAAATCGGCAGAAGCTGCGGCTCTTCTCATGAGCAAGTATCTGAAGCAAGCCAATGGAGACTTAAACGAGGCCATCACTGCATATAACGCTGGGGTTGGCACTATCAATAAGTGGAAAAAAGGCACTGGTGACTTATCGAAAGAAAACCGTGAGTACGCGATCAAGGTCAATACTCATCGTGCTCGCTATTTAGGTGGTGAAATCTATACACCTGGAGCAGGAGCACAGGGTGGGGCGCAATATGGAGTGAGGGGACCACTGCCTGATAACGCTGTTATCGATCAGTCTACTGGCTTGGCGTTTACCCCTGGTGATAGCCCGTTTGAGAAAGGCGGTCTGGTAGACAAAATCGGCAATGCTGTTGGCGTTAACGATCTGGTCAACAAATTCATGAATGGCCGGGGTATGCGTCGGGAAGTCGTTCAGGGAACGCTCGAAGAACGTGCACGAGGGAAGGGGACCGCAACAGCAGCTGGCAATGTGTATGTTGATACCCCGATGCCAGTTGAAGAGGCGCGTCCGGTGGCCAACAACTCAAGTTACTTTGACCAGCTCGGCGCACAAATGGGGATTGATGGACTATTCGATAAACTCCGCAACTCGCCGGGGATGCGGAAAAATAATGAGCCTGAACCAGCCTCCACGTCCCAGGTGACGACTGCCGCCAACGATTTGCAGCAACCAACCGGTCGTATGCAGATAGACGGACAGGTTATTAGTGACCTTGGCGGCTCCGGTGCCAAGCCGACAATGCAGTTGGCTGATAATACCGTTTCACTTGATGGTGAAACGAAGCGGCTGTTTGCGCAGATGACCTCATTGCTTGCCAGGATTGAAGAGCACACCAAAGACTCGGCGAAAGGCCAGGGAACTGTCGTAAAGGTCAGCACGCCTCAGCCGGGCGTTATGCGCACGGTACCACTGTCAATTGATGATCCGTTGATGAATGACTACGCGAGAGTTGATTGATGGCCAATAATAACGAAATTGATCCTTTGCTGACGCTGGAGTTATCCGGCGTAAAAACGTATGAGTCCCAGGAGGAGGCTTGGGGCGCTCGTTTATATGAGTGGCTAAACACTTATCAGGGTGAGGTATACGGGGATCCGTCATGGGGCAATGTTTTACCGCAGTTTAAACACGAACCGACCAATTTGTCGCATGTTCAAATTGCGGTTGAGGCAATGCTGTTGCAAAAACTGACGGTAGATTTACCTGACATACCGATTTCTGGCTTGTCAGTAGCCGAGGGAGATGCTTTTGATAAGTTGAAAATATCCATTCGTATCAGGGATATAACTATCACACAGGACGTGGTGCTATGAGTAAAACAACACCGACTAAAGACAGTATTCGTGCAGAGTTTGAAGAGCTTGTCGAGAAAGATTCATTCTGGTCGAAGTTTGTCGGCTCTCAATTTGTCTCGATGCTGACATTGTTTATTACCCAGATTGTCTACAGGTGCTTTCAGTATGCCGATGCGGCGCTGGCTGAAGGCTTTATATCGACCGCGACGCGGCGTTCCTCTATCCTGGCAGCGGCAGAAACGAATAGTTACGTTGGTACCAAGCCAACACCGTCATCGGGGATGATTGAGATCACCGCCACAAGTGAAGATGCCCCAGCGGTAATCCCCAAAAACATGCCTTTAATATCTGACGACCAGTACCCTTACATGACTATGGATGTATGCAGGTTGGTTGACGGCACCGGTACGGTAGAAGTGGCACAGTTGGAAATCCAGGAGGTGACATATACCGTTACGGCAGCCAAAGAATTTCTGGAAGTCGTGTTATCAAAGGCTCTCACTGCTGTCTGCTATAAGCTGGAAGTATTCGTGACGACCGATGGTAAGACCACACAGTGGTCTTCCAGCACTATGTTCCGGTTAGCCGGTAGTAAAAGCCAGGTCTACGTTGAGTTTTATAAACCATCCGAGCAGTTGGGGGTTCGATTCGGTGATGGGCTAATTGGGCAAATACCGCCAGAAGGCTCGACCATTACACTTAAGGTATGGTGCACCAACGGAGATATAACCTTGGTTGCTGGCCAAAATCTGACGCCTGTCGATTCTGCGGCTAATTTAGCTAATTTGATTTCAGTTAAGACAACGACACCTATAACCGCAGGTACCGATGCTGAAACAACGGAGATCACACGTAACCGTGCACAATATTACCTTGCCTATGATGATCAGGTCGTATGGGGCGGGGACTATACGTATTTTCTGGTTCGTAACATCCCGGGGCTGTCCTGGGTAAAGGCATGGGGCGAAGGCCAGCAAGAGAAATTAGATGGTGCTTATAATGTTCAGAATATCAATAAGATATTTATTTCAGGATGGCATCCAAATAAAAGCCAGTCAGAGCTTGAAGAAATGATCCTGGCTGCCTTTAAGAAGGTGCCGAATGAGTTGAACAAGAAATTCTCGTATAAAGAGGTCAGAAAACTACCCTTTAAGATCACCATCACCGGGCGGATATCGGCAAGCCTGACCATTGAGAACGTGACCGATGAGCTGAAGTCGGCACTGGAAACAAAATTTGGGCGCGACTCAACTTTCTTTGATCCGAACCGCGTCGGAAAGTACATCCTGATTAAGAAAAAAGATGTTTGGGCGTTTATCGAAACGCTGGGTTATTTCCGCGACTTTTATCTGGAATTTGTCGAGTGGAATGAGTCCAACGGCTTTTACGATTTCGTTTATCTGGATACAGAAAACTCCACCTTTAATATTTCGTATGAGGAGGAGTGATGCAACGTTCCTGGTTTAATAACCGGCTTACATCAGCTAAGCAAAAGTCATTGCTCTATAAATCATTGGCTGATTTGGTTCAGTCAATGATGGATACCTTTGTTGACCCATGGTTGGAGCGAATTACCAACCGGAAGTCTATTTTTTCCATGAGCAAGGAGGATCTGGAGACCAGGACAAATGAACTTGGCCAGTTCTTTACTATCAGAACGTCGAACTCATCTTCCGTTCCGATGTTGTTGCAACAGCGGCTTGATGAGATCCACTTTAAGGGAACTGAACGTCCTATAAACCAGACAATTTACCGCGAATTTAACGGTATTTCTGTTTTATGGGATCCGATATATGCACCGGTGGACCTTGAGCGTCATCCCTATGGCACAGTTCTAATACCAGAAAGCACACTGGAGACTACCGGCGGCACATTCGGCGAGATGTTTCTGACTTCCAGAGGGATGATCAGTATTCCCATAAACGACCTGGCCCGGACAATGGGGATTACTGGCACGATAGATCAGTCCGCAATTACAGAAGAAATTCTCAGAAAGTTTAATCAGTTCGTAAAGCCTCTACTGCCACTGCATATAGTGTTTGATGGGCTTACGCTCTATTTGTCGGTTGTTGTAAATGAACAGGCCGACATGATCACTTTGAACGAGATTTCTGATACCGAAAAAGCATTCTGCTGGTTTGAAACTTCGGATACAACTTCGCTTACTGGAGTTACGTCGATTAGCGCCCCGATCACTGCAACGCCGGGCGGCACTATTGTGAAAGCAACGCCTACGTTTGATCGCACCCGCGCAGATGATTTGCTGCTGGATAGCGATGCCTGACAATCACCCCGTCCGCAGGGCGGGGTGACAAGTTACTTATCTTACAATGAGGCTTCACAACATTGATTAGGGAAAATCATGTCTGACGTCTCAACAAACCTCTATAAGAGTCAGTTGTTGGACTATTACTATCAGCGGCGCGCTGAATCGTCCATTAACAAAGGCTCTCGATTTTTAATCAGCAAGGCCGTTTTCGGTACTAGTTCACTGGTTACTAAGAAAGGAGATGGCACTTATGAGATTGGAGAACTGCCAAAGGCTTTCGATCTGGCAGAACTGACCAGTCAATTTTGCACCATCAACCTCGTGCCAACCTACTCAGGTGGGATAATTACTGTCCGAATGGACCTTGATCAAAGCCAGTTGCAGGAAGGGAAAAACTACCCATTCAACACTCTGGTTGTTCTGGATAACGAGAACAAGCCAATCGCCATTATTTGTGTCCAGGAAGACTCGCTGTATGTGGGCAAAACATATACCGCAGTTATGGCCATAAACACGACTACAGCATAAGGATATGCTTGATGAATGACGTTACAGTTGTCACATCGGTTACTTACCCATCACCCGAGTCGTTGGCTCTGGTGGCTGATGTGCAATACCACGAACCATATCTGTCAGCCGCGCTAAACCGAAAATTCAGGGGAATTGTTGATCCTGGATTTTATGCCGGTTTCTTACCTAAGCCTGGTGGTGGGATGAACCTGTTAATCACCTCAGTGGATGGTGATAAAACTGCTGGCGCAGCGTCAGTGGATATTGGTGAATTCTACCAGGTAACTATTCAGCATCGTAAGGATATTTCTCTTGCACTTAGCGCAGGTAAGAAATATGCAATTGTGCTAAAGGGAAGATACCTCCTTGGAGAAGATACCTATCAGGTTAATACAGCGTCACATATTTATGCGGCTGAATTTATTGCCAGAACCTATACCGATTCATATCAGTTAGGAGATGGAGAGCTGCTTGTTTGTACGGTGAATATCCCTGCTGGTGTATCTGCCATTACCCAGGAGATGATTGATACATCCGAGCGTATCAACCGCACGATCGGCATTGATATTTCAGACTCTGTAACCAGTACCAGAAGTGATGTTGCTGCAAGTTCGCTGGCGGTTAAAAAAGCCTACGATCTGGCGAAAAGCAAGTATACGGCGCAGGATGCAAGCACAACGCAAAAGGGATTAGTTCAGCTCAGTAGCGAAACTAACAGCGACAGCGAAACAATGGCGGCGACCCCTAAAGCCGTTAAGTCTGTAAAAGATCTTGCTGATACCAAAGCGCCAATAGAAAGCCCGAGTCTGACAGGAACGCCAACCGCGCCTACGGCTGCACAGGGCACAAACAATACGCAGATCGCTACGACTGCTTACGTACGGGCTGCTATCTCTGCATTGGTTGGCTCATCACCTGAAGCTCTTGATACCCTGAATGAGCTTGCAGAAGCACTGGGCAATGATCCGAACTTTGCTACCACGATGACAAATGCCTTGGCAGGTAAACAGCCTCTGGATGCAACTTTAACCGCGCTCGCTGCCCTTGCGACTGGTGCAAACAAACTGCCTTATTTCACTGGTAAGGATACGGTAGCGCAGACTGATTTAACGTCAGTCGGTCGCGATATTCTGGCTAAAACAAGCACACTGGCCGTTATCCAATACCTTGGTTTAAGAGAACTCGGTACCAGCGGTGAAAAGATCCCCCTGTTGAGCACGGCTAACACATGGAGTGCGCGCCAGACTTTCAACGGCGGAATCACCGGGGCGCTGACAGGGAACGCCGACACCGCGACGAAATTGAAAACAGCCATAAACATTAATGGCGTCAGATTCGATGGTTCTACGAACATTTCGATACCAACAATTACGTCTAGAGGACGCGTTACTGCGCTTACCGGTACAACGCAAGGTGCTGCTACTGGATTGCAGATGTATGAGGCATACAACAATGGCTACCCAACAGCTTATGGTAATGTGCTTCATCTCACTGGTGCAGCCGCAGTAGGAGAGGGTGAATTACTTATTGGCTGGAGTGGAACCAGCGGCGCTCATGCTCCTGCGTATATTCGTTCGCGGCGGGATACGACCGACGCAAACTGGTCGCCGTGGGCGCAGCTTTACACGTCGGCCCATCCTCCGGCAGAGTTTTATCCAGTCGGCGCCCCAATCCCGTGGCCTTCTGATGTAGTACCTACAGGTTATGCTATTATGCAGGGGCAAACTTTTGATAAGTCTGCATACCCAAAACTTGCAGTAGCGTATCCATCTGGTGTGATCCCTGATATGCGTGGCTGGACAATCAAGGGCAAACCCGCCAGTGGTCGTGCTGTATTGTCTCAGGAACAGGACGGTATTAAATCGCACACCCACAGCGCAAGTGCATCAAGTACTGATTTGGGAACGAAAACAACCAGTTCGTTTGATTACGGGACAAAAACAGTCAGCACGTTTAACCACGGCACAAAAACAACAAACAATACAGGAGCGCATACGCACACTGTCGGTGGTCGCTATGGTGGTGACTCCATCGGGGGTAAACAACGCGTACAGGTATCAGGAACCAACCAGGTGTCAAGCTCTGCCGGAGCACATGCCCATACTGTCGATATTGGTCAGCATAACCACACCGTAGGTATTGGTGCCCATGCACACACTTTGGCATTGGGTGCGCACGGACATACCATCACGGTTAACGCTACTGGTAATGCGGAAAACACCGTAAAAAACATTGCATATAACTATATTGTGAGACTTGCATGATTAATTTAATTCTTTCAGCACCAGTACCTGAAATGGCTGAGGCATTTAAGCGGGTATTTGCAAATGCAGATAATGTGAATATTGTCGGTCAACCATTTGAAACAATCAGAGAATTTGACTGCATGGTCAGTGCAGCAAACAGTTTCGGGCTAATGGATGGCGGCGTTGACGCTGCCATTACTGCATTCTTTGGTACTCAGTTACAGACACGTGTTCAGAATCATATTCTTCGTGAATATCTTGGTGAGCAGCCTGTAGGCACTGCATTTGTTATTGAAACGGGGGATAACAACCATCCCTGGCTGGTACATGCGCCAACAATGCGCGTTCCGCTGACCATTGACGGAACAGACGCTGTATATAACGCCACGTGGGCCGCTCTGCTTGCCATCTTTCAGCACAATAAAAATGCAACGACAGACAGGAAAATAAAAACGGTGGTATTACCTGCAATGGGGGCCGGATGTGGTCAGGTGCCGTTTGAAAGTGTTACCCGGCAGATGAAGCTGGCATGGGATAATTTTAATAAAAAAACAGAATCAATTAACTGGGAATATGCATATTCCCGCCAGTGGGCGGTATTTAACACATGTGCATACTGCCCCGGTAAATCTGGTTGTCGTTATGCTGATATTAAATATATTGGATGTGGCGATTACCGTACGTATTGCTTACGGTCAGGGCAGGTATGTATTAACCCTGAACATCAGGTTGATGACGTGCTGACTAATAATCGCTCTCGCCCGGGAGCACATATACACCAGATTAATCCGGTAAAACCCGTAGGTAACGTTACCATTGGCGCACACAGCCACGGAAGGAATATCACCATTGGTGCTCATTCCCATACAACCAATAAACAATAATTCTGTCTCTGACATTAAGTAGAGGTGAACATGACTTTCAGAATGAGTGCTGAAGCACAAACCATTCGCGTATTTAATTATCTCGATGGTTCAAATGAATTTATTGGAGAAAGTGATGCCTATATTCCACCACATACAGGGCTTCCGGCAAACAGCACAGATATTGCTCCTCCTGAGATTCCAGCTGGTTTTGCCGCTATATTCGACACAACCAGAAACTTATGGAATTTAATAGAGGACCATAGAGGAAAAACTGTTTATCACACTGAAACAGGTGACGCCAAAACTATATCTAAATTAGGCGCTTTGCCTGAGGATGTTACGTGCATTCCCCCTGATGATGAGTATCAGAAGTGGAGTGGAAATCAATGGGTTACGGACGATGAAGCGAAGCGTCAAGCACAGATAAGCTATGCAAACTCAAAGAAAGATGAGTTGTTAAAATACGCAAGCGTAAAGATAGCGATCTTACAAGATGCTGTTGATTTATGTATTGCAACAGATGAAGAGAAAGTTTTATTAAATGAATGGAAAAAATACAGAGTTCTTGTAAATAGGTTAAATGAAGATGATATCATTCAAATGAAAGTCCCTGAAACACCAGTTTGATTTATATTAATAAGCCACTGTTGACAGGACTGTTTTACAGTGGCTTGTTTTATTATCTAAACCAATTTTCTAGAACATTTTCAAATTTATGGGTAACTTGCCACCATAAATAGTTCTCTAATACATATTTTTTTCCGTTATTTGCAATTTGTTCTAATTTTTCGGAATGTAATGTTTCATATATATCACTAGCTAAACTTTCTGGCAACATTGGTTCATTTATATGAAATCCTGTATGGTTATTTTTTACAAATTCAACCATTCCACCTCGAGTGCTAACTAAAACGGGTCTTCCTGCCCCCATAGCTTCTATAGCAACCATGCAGAACGGTTCTTGAAACTGAGATGGGATTACAACTAGATCGGCTATAGGATAGTAACGGTACATATCATCTGGTTTTACCCCGCCAACAAGATGACAGCGCGAACCAATAGTTCCAGCAAGTTCCCTTACTTGTTTTTGATATGCAGCTTTTTCTCCTTTATCTTTATTATTGTAGTCACCAACAACTACAAGTTCTATATTGTCACATGATTTTATCAATTTTTTAAACGCTTGTAATAGTAAAACAGTCCCTTTTTCAGGGGAGATCCTTCCCGCATAAAAGATAACTTTTTTCTCAGAGGGAATACCTAAATCTTGTTTTGTTAGCGGGGGTAGTTCTTTATCTAGATTGTGTAGTTCTGTACCATTAGGAACTATACAAATTTCAGCGTCAGGAAGATGTTTTTCATAAAAATCCTTTAAATACTGACTTGGAACAAGCATTTTCACATTGCTATCTAGCCCTTTCGGTGTAAAGGCATTATGCATATGCATTATCATTTTTGCGTCAGGAGCTTTCTCTCTAATTTGACGATAAAGTTTCATGCTGTTATGAACAATAATAATGCTATCGTTTGTGATATTGAAATCTTTAGCAATGTTTAACACTCTTTGTGAATATGGAATAGGATCTATTCTGCTCCATTTTTGAAATATCCGTTTATAAAGACGGCTAAACCCTATTCTATGGATAGAACATCGCTCATTAACAATATCTTTTTCTGAGAAACCATCCTCTCGAATGCATGCTATACGATTTGGTATTCTTGTTCTCTTTGCGACTTGATATATCCAAGTTTCAACAGCTGCTGCGCCACGAGGTGGTATTGAAAATATTGGTGTAACTGTAAATATTAATTTGTCAATCATGAGCAACTATCCTCTTATAATCTTTTCCCTTTAAATATTTTTTTAGGGTTGCAGGAGAGCCTGCATACATTGTATTAGCAGGAACATCAGTATTTACAACGCTATTTGCAGCTATAACACTATTGTCTCCTATTTTTACACCTGGTAGCACAGTTGTATTTGCCCCAATCCAAACATTACGGCCTATTTTTATTGGAGCGCAAATTGTTTCTTTGGGACGTTTGCTTGGTGTTAGTGGATGCGTGACAGTTGTTAATACAACGTTGGGACCAATGGCAGAGTTACATCCAATATCTATTGTTTTTGCATCGAGAAAAACACAATTTGCGTTAATGAAGACATTTTTATCAATAATTATATTGCCATTCTCAAAATAAAATGGAGCTGTTATTGTTGAGTCTTCACTTACTTTAACTCCTGTTTTTTTTAATGTGATTAATTTTTTTCTTTTTGAGATTAGGGTATAATTAAATATATGTCTTGCTTTCTTTGCTTTCTTTTTTTGAAAAATTATATAGAAATAATATGTTAACAAATCAAACATTGTTGTTTTACTTCCATTTAAAATTTAACTATCAAATGTGGCGCCTATTTCTCGCATTTTGTTAAGTATGGTGTTTATTTCATTGCTACCGAGAGAAGTTTGGGCAGCCATGAAAAAAAGTATGTGCAATGACATAGATCTGTTATTTTCTTTGTTTATATATTTTCTCCACTGGCTATCGCTGCTGATCCCGGCTAGTTCTGCCATTTGATTCCCTGTATACCCAAGCATTTCTTTGAATTGATGCAAATCTTGTGATTTGGGGGGGGTGTAGTTGTTTATTAACCTCATATTAAACCCATTATTGGTAAGCTTTCGTTGGTGGAATGGTAGCACCAATGGAGCTACTGTCAAGCGTCTTTTCTTTATAAATATAGGGAACCATCAAAATCTGACATCAATTATCTATCGAAATATTTTGAATGACTGGTGAGAAGTTACTTTGCATACCATTACCTCCTGACAACGTAGGAGGGAACTTGTGCTTGACACACAGGAATTAGCTCCAGTTGCTATTGCGCTCCTGCTTTCAGTAATTGGTGGGATAGGCACGTTCCTGATGGATGTCCGAGACGGTCGCCAGTCTGGCAATTTGTTGGGATTGGTTACGGAGATCTTTGTTGCAGTGACAGCTGGCGCGGTGGCGTACCTATTGGGGCAACACGAGGGCTGGGAGTTATCAATTACGTACTTAATGGTAACGATAGCCAGCAATAACGGTCATGAGGTGATTTCAGGGATGAAACGAGTGAATATCGATAGCATTCTGAATGTTCTTACAAGTTTGGTGAAAAAGGGAGGTGGGAAATGATTGGCTGGGGTGTATGCGCTCTTGCGTTAGCCTTAGCCGATCGCTATTTGCTAAAACGCAAGGACATCACGCATTTAGAACTTGGTGATGTGGAAATTAAACCGGGCTTCATCCGGGTTCCGTTCAAATACCGGTCTAAATTCCCGTTTTTGCGCGGCGCAACGGTCAGATATTGGATCCGCGATGTTCAGAAGCCGACGACAGTGATTGAAGGCGAACAACGTTGTCTGACGTCGGCTGAACAGGGCGAAAACAGTGAATGGTTGTACATACCCACTGAATATATGGGTAAAGGAGAGCGACTGTGGCATTTCAACGTCATGGTTACGCATGGCGACTCGTTCATTAACCCGTTGTATCGGATTTTCCCTGTTACTCAGCAAATCCGCAGAAGTTACGTAATAAATCTCGCACAGGATGTGTCAGATGACGAAAAATAAGTATGCAACGGTCGATTTTGACCAGGTTAATGAAAAGGGGCTGAAATCCCTTATCGCGGCGATCAATAAAACCGGTGTTACGGTAATTGAGGTTGACTCCAGCAACCGCGCAACAACGAAAGATGGCGTTAAAGTTAAAACCGCAAAGCTGGTTCTTAACGACGGACAAATTCTTGCCATACAGGTAAACGATACTGGCGATATATCGTCTGTGAAGCTGAATGGAAAAGCTATTCCTAACGCTCAGTCGCCGGATATCAAGACGCTTGGTACCGTCATGGGGCAAGCGGCCAGCAAAAACTCCGCAAAATTCCAGAAATCACTGATCGCCAAAGCGAAACGTGTTGCCAATCCGGTAGACAAGAAACCGGCAGTAAAATCCAACTTTCAGCGCCTGCAAGAGGCAAAACAGCGGAATGCTCAGGTGGTTGCCGCTTATAAGTCCGCGCAGAATTCGGTGTCTTTCAATCAACAGCAGATCACTGATTTGCGGGCGAAGCTGGATACGGAGACGGGCCGACTCAATAACGAAAAGGCACGGAATGGCGAACTCAAACGTCGTCTTAAGCAACTGAAAGCAGGAAATTAACATGGAACAGTTCAATATCAATAAAGGGGTGACGATCAAGCCTGGGCTTGACGTACTTCCCCCGCCAGTGACTGATGATGAATATCGCGCATTAATGGCCGGAGAGGACCGCTATCTGATGACGGAATCCAACACCCTGGAGGAAATCGAGGCTACGTTCTTCTATGACACGCCGATCCACTGGTGTGCTACGGATTTACTGGAGGCGATTAGTTCTACTCGTTTGCAGTTACACCGGACCATGCAGGCATTTGTCCGGGCATTGAACCAGAAGCTGAATGGTACCGGAATCTCTGCGGGGAGTGATAAAACGGGGGATGTGGCCCAGAGCGGCGCGCGCGCGATCGGCGGCGCTGAAATTGGCCGGGCACGTAACGTTAATGGTCTGCCGGTCCTGCCAGCCATTATTCCGCTCAGTGATGGTCAGACTATCAGCATTTTGTTTCATAGCCCGACAGCGGAAAACCGGATCACCAATAGCGATACGCTGGTTGCTTTCCAGTTCTTACTGAATAAAAAAGACGTTACTCACACCGTTGCTCCGATGAGTGGCCGTGATATGACGCTGGCGCAGGTCACCATGAAACTTGCCAACCTTGCAGAGAAAAACTCGGCAAAATTCCAGCGTGCGCAGAAGAAGAAAAAAGCCCTGGTTGATGAAATAACCCAACTACAGGCTGACAGTGACCAGAAAGAGGATGCCATGAGCGACCTCGCGGATCAGGTGGCAGCGGTAGAAGGGCAGAAGGTAGATCTGGAGCAGAAAATTAACGCTGTTGCATCGGAAGCGGATTCTCTTTATGAAGAGAATGAGCGTTTGCAGACGGAGATTGATCAGCTCAATCGCACAGGTGGGCGCGATACCATTGATCCAGCGGGGATGACTGGTGGGCACTCGCGCGCGCTGACGGATCGCCTTGCCAGTATCAAAAATCGTATGCATATGAACGGGGAAGTGACGCTCAGTAATGGAGCATCAATGAAGCAATTCATTGAGGACGGCGAAGGGTATATCCAGTTAACCGATTCGGATGGCAGCGTGTACATGATCAAGGCTAAATCCATACAGGGTGTGGACATGGCAGATGCGATCGGCAAGCTGTTTAAAGCCTATAAAGCGGGTAATGTATCGGAATATCTGGTCCAACCAGAAGAACATAAACCGGAAAACGTCGAACCTGAACCAGCGGAGGATACCGGTAGCTCTTCGCCTGAACCAGAAGTCTCTGTAGGTGCATATCGATATGCCTTGCAAATGCGTCCGGCGGCCCCTGGCGCAATACCTGAAGGTAACAAAGCAATTCTGCCGCGCCCTGATGAAGGTGACCCGTATTATGAATATGCACGCTACGGCATTGCTACTTACGATACCCCGCTTTCTGATCAGCAAATGAGTGAGTACGACCTGAAGTTATTGCCTCGCGAGGATTCTTTCGACTTCCTGGCGAAGACACTTACTAATGGTCCGTTTGGCAAATATGCACAAAAAGCTCTGGATCTGGCCACCAGCTCACCAGACGAGTTCCGCGTAATGCTGAAAACTCAGTTTCAAAAAACTTTCCCCAATATTGCGTTTCCGGGGGGCGCTGGCACCGAGAAAATGGTGCAGAGCATGATCAATGCATTGCAGGCCGAAGTCGGTGAGATTACTCAGCCAGAACCTGCCCCGGCACAGCCTGATGAAACGGTTAGCGAAGCAGATGCAGAGGCTAATAAAGCCATTGAATATCTCAATAACGTGATGGATATGCAAAGCACTGACATGGCGGAGATCCGTAACGCCCGGGGTAATGTCCGGGAAGCGATTGCAGCCCTTCAGGCTGCCGGGCGTTTTGAGGAAAACGAAGAGCTGGTTAATGGCGCTGCTCGCCACCTGGCTGATCTGCTGGTAGCAATCCAGAAAGCGGGGGTAGCGGCATGACACTATCAGCTATTGAGTTAATGGATCTCAGCGATAAGTTGGATGCTCTGATGTCCAAAGCGGCTACCGCGAGTGGCATGGAGTTGCTGGATATCAGCGATGAAATTGACCAGATCATGCAACAGATGGGGTACGGTGTGTCCGGCGGCAGTAGTGGCGAGGAAAAACAACCTGCGGTACATGATGGTGTGCCAAAACTGGTTGCTGATTTCCTGGCTGATAAATTCGTCGATCAGAGCACCGATGCATTTATCGGTACCTTGCAGGATTTGAGTCAATATGTTGGCACATACATCGACCTGGACCAGGTTAAACAGCACACGGCGGCATGGATAGCCGCCAACATTAAAGAGGCAGCATAAGGCGTAACAGGGATGAGCTTAAGCGATCAGGTGGTAATGGCCACCAGCATAGAAACGCTGATCGAGCTGCTAAAGAACCTGCCCGATTATGGGCGGGTTTCGTATGTGGTGACAGCGAAGGGAGACGAGGTAAAAACAGCGTTTGATATCGTCGATGCCTCAGCTCTTTTGGTATCCAATACTCTGGATGGGAAAATTAATCCTGACTATCCCCAGGAACTTCAGCCGCGCGACCGGACCCGCGCATCCAGCCTTCTTCAGGTTAACCAGATATCCAAGGATTTGCGGCCTGCTCAGCTTACTGATTCCGGTTTATCCAGCCATGGCGCGCCGATAATTGGTGAGGATAATGCCGTTGAGTCAGGTAATGGACGGACCATGGGGATCATCAAAGCCTATCAGGACGGCAATGCGGATCGGTATCGTGAGTACCTGATTGATCATGCGACCGAATTCGGCATACGACCTGAAAAGGTTGAATCAATGACGGCTCCGGTACTGGTGCGCCGCCGGTTAACTAAGGTTGACCGCGTTCAGTTTGCCAAGGACTCAAATATTTCTGATCTTCAGGAAATGGCAGCCAGTGAAAAGGCTTTTGTTGATGCCGACAGCATAACACCGGCGATGATGGCGCTTTTTAACCCGTCAGAAAGCGGAGATCTGCTTAGCCGCAGTAATGACGCGTTTATTCGCGGATTTATGACGCAAGTTGGTGCCACACAGGCGGCTGGACTTGTAACTGAAGATGGGCGACCAACACGGCAACTTGTTGACCGGATACAAAACGCGATCTTTGCCAAGGCATATAAGGATGCGCGCTTGGTAAGGATGGTTGCAGAAGAACCTGATCCGGATATGCGTAATGTTCTGACGGCGCTTAATGCGGCGGCCAATGATTTTGTCCAGATGCAGGCTTTATCAGGAGAAGCGCACAAGCAGGCTGTGACAACTATCGTTGATAGCATTGAAACAGCGGATAGCCTCGATAAAAAGGCGCTGGCTGCATTGAAAGATGCGGTAGACCTGGTAAGGCAATCGAAGGAGTCAGGCCAACATATTACCGATGTTATTGCTCAGGGGGATATGTTCAGCGAAACGGCCCCGGAAGTGAAAGCACTCGCGTTGTTTATCGTCGCGAATAACCGTAGCGCGAAGCGTATGGCCACCGCCTTTAAGTTGATGGCGCAACGTATCAATGATGAGTTACAGCACCAGGGCCAGGCGCTCGGGGATATGTTTGGCGGCGGTGATGTGTCGTTACAGGATATCCTTCGCCAGGTATCTCAGGAACTGGAAAACGAAGGTATGCAAGGGATATCCGGCGGTCTTTTCGAGTCAGCTTCCGGCGGTAGTTACAACGGTGTTGCTCCATATACCAGCTTGCTATTACATCGGGCATCCGGCATCAAAGACATTATTCATCTGATCAGGCTGCTATCCCGCACCGATCCCCAGGATGAGCAGCTTGTACAAGTGCTTGCGCATTTTGTCCGAATGCCTGTTGCCGACGTAAAAAAATGGTGCCGATTATTCGGTATCAGCAATTCGTTACTTCGCGGATTGTTAAATCACGCATCCTCCCTTGGGCGCGACGGCTTTGATGAGATAGCGCAGGCGATAAAAAACGGAGATATGCCACCAGCTATTGACTGGTTTTCCATTCGCCCAACCAGGGTGAAAGCATTCCTTAGCGCGGCGCATTCGGCATCACCATTGGCAGAAATGGTTCAGAGGTTGTCGCTCATATTCACAGATCATACCGCGTTGGGTGATCTGACTCTTGACGAGATGAAAGAAGCCTCCATTCAGTGGGCCGATCAACAAAATGAGGTTAACTCTGACTTCTTGCCAGCATTCAGGAAGGCCGTTAGTAAAGCGGATGATGCCCGTGGAATTCTGAAGGCATTTAAGGCATTGCAAAGTCGTGTTAATAAACATGTCGGTGATATCGATGGGGTAACGGCGGAAGGCCGGGATATCCTTAAAGAGCACGGTATAACGCCAGAGTTTATTGATGAGATCAGGACTGATATGCAGCGTGAGGTCGTATCGTCCCTGCAAATCGTAGCCAGAGCGTTGGCGGATGCTAATCCGAAGAGTGCGGCCATTGTTAACCGGGTTATTGGTGATATTGAAGCATCGGAGGGCATGGGGGTACTGAAACTCTTCCTTTCGCGAGCGTTTAATCCTAACGGCAATATTCTCCCTGGCATTATTGGTGAGGCTAAAAAGTATGTCAGTGAAGAAGAACTTGAGCAGCTTGACCAACTACTTAAGCGATTCTCATATAACCCGCAGACACGCTGGCAAATGAATCAGCGAAGTATGGGTTCGGTCCACGAGAAAGTGTTATCTGCCATGAACAGTGCGATCGCAAACTCATACGTATCTGAAGAAAAAGCTCTTGAGTGGGCCGACTCTTTTATCACAGAAGAAGTGGAAGAAGTCCGCGCTGGACAGAATGGTGGGATAGACCTGCGCAAGGAACTTGCTGATATTTATCGCCTGACCGGCGGGAAAATATCGACCTTATCAAAGGTAGTTCACCACCAGGGAAGGGCATATGCAAATCTTAATGGTGTTGTTGCTGTCAATTTGAACGATGAAAATGCAAGTGCACTGTGGCACGAGCTGGGTCATCATCTTGAGTACAGTAACCCTGGTTTGTTAGAGAAAGCCCGGTCATTCCTGAAGGCCAATGTTGAAGGGGATAAGCCATCTTTCGTCAATATCGGTGGGCGTGGCAAGCCTGAATGGTGCTTCAGATCTCGATTGAGTAATATTTATATGGCGAAGGTATACCCGCCAGCCTCAGTAAGTAACACCGGGAAAATTCGGCAGAAATCTCCGACTATTTCCAAAACGTCAGCAACGGAAGTATTCTCTATGGCTCTTCAGTTGTATCATGACAAAGAGGCCGCTGCCGCATCACTGATGAATGGTGACGGATTGCTGGAACTGTTATTAGGTGTGGCAAAGGAGCTAAATAATGCAGATTAAAATCGCAGCGCCATTAGGCGGAGATGCCATTATCGAATTTGATGATAATGAAGAAGTTTCCGGGCGTTTAAGCATTATCTCCGGTGACATTACCGAGGACATGATCGCTGAAGCCATAGCTGGAGCAAATCCCAATAGCTATATGGGATTCGTTGACACCCTTGATGCTCCCGCAAGTGATGTTCTCCGAACGCTGCATCTTTACGCTGGCTGGTTTGTTGATTGGCCTGTTGTAGATGGTGGCGATGAGGACGACGACGATGATTTTGGTGATCATGTAGACCAGGGTGATGCTGCCAACTTACTGATTTAGTGTATGATGGTGTTTTTGAGGTGCTCCAGTGGCTTCTGTTTCTATCAGCTGTCCCTCCTGTTCAGC